ATGCAGAGGGGGTGTCTGATTTGCGAGACCCCCTCCCCCTACCTTTGTTCCTCTCCATATTCATGCAACGATATCTTCGTTCCACCCAGCAGGTGCTGGAACCTTTCGATAGATTCCATTCACATTCTCTTGAACGACAACATCGATCGCTGTCTCGATAGCACTTGACTGATCTGCATCCGACAGTGAGCCCGAGGAGAGGGTGAGGCGGGCCAAGTACTGTGACGTGTAGTAGCCTGAACTCTCATCGAACTGAAGCCACTCATCGAACTGTGTGAACGGATCCCAAGGGTTGTCCACTGTTGTTAGCATGTGCACTGTCACCACTCTCTCCTTTCTATAGGGCGTCCTTGAGTGTGGTAAGAGATACACCTAGCTGGTCTGCTATCTCAGCCTGCGTGTAGCCAAGCGTCTCCATGGACTTGGCACGGCTCAGCTTGGTTGGTGTCATCAAGACCTTAGCTCTTGGTGTGGCCAGTGCCTTGACTGTGTCTAGATCTGCATTGCTCAGGATCTGTGACAATGTGTTGTTACTTATCGCGCCTGCCTGGATGGCAGCCCACTCTTGTGGTGTGATCTCGATACGCTGCTTGCCTGCGCCTGTTCTTGCTCGAGCTTCAGCCAAAGCCATACCTTGGATCTTCTTCAGGTCAGAAGGATCCATGTCTGGATTGGCATCCTTCTTTGCCTGGACGGTGGCGTTTGCTAGAAGCTGGGACTGCCTTTCAAGAGGCCTGTTCTGTTGGGCCAGGTTTAGTTTGGCACGGAGGGATGAAACCTGAACTTGGTAGGCCACCTTTGCAGAGGGGCTGTATGGCGTGGGCTTGGTGTTGACTGCGATCTGTCGAGCCTTGTTAGCCAGACTCTTCAGTCTATTGGAGTGGTCTGCATACACCTTCTCAATAGTGGTGCCTGAAGAGAGGGCATGCGCATCCTGTGCTTCTGCTAGCTTCCTTGATTCGGTAGTGCGCACCACAGTACGACCCTTAGCATCCACAAACGTGGCGCCTGTAGGTACGAACTTCTTCTGCCCCGTTGCCTTGTCGACGGCGCCGCCTTCTGCAGCAGGGCGGGCCTTTCTTTCAGGTACCCTCACAGAAGAGCCAGCACGAGAGATCAAGGTCGAGGCACCGGCTTTGGTGCTGCCTTGATATTTGGCCTTGAGTTGGGGGATGCCGTTGTCGATCTCGGATTGCTTCCAGTTCAACTTGTGCTTCTCTGCATCGATGACGACCATGGAGTGGCGTACTGCACGAGCCAGCTCTTGATGCGTGGCGCCATGGATGGTCATGTCAGTGATAAGGTTGGAAACCTTACCCATCTCAATCGCCTTGGTTCGAGGCGTCATTACTTTCATACCCTCATATGATGGATACGAATGCTGTGGATCGAACCCCTTAAGACCGTCCAGTGCAGGAGAGGTCTTCACTTGACGCTTGTTGTTGGGAATCACGAGTACGGTATCGCCATCGAAGTCTGCACCTGACAGACGTTCTGCCACCTTCGAGTTGATACCGACTGCGTCTCGAGCGTTCTTCAAAGCCTTCTTGGCTTGAGGATGGTTGTTGTTGACTGTGAGCTCAGGGATCTCGAACACGCCACCATGAGGATAACGAACAAGAGCTACTCGTTCGCCGTTCCTGAAGTTGGGCGCGTAGATCTCTTTCTCACTCAAGGTGTTGATCGGGAGGATGACGTTCGACCGTTGACGAGGAAGAGCGGCCGCCTTGAGATGAACGGCAGCGGAATCCACGTCATCAGAGAACGACTCGAGCAACTTCTGTCGGACAGTCGGGTTCGTCAGCGACATGATGTCGTCGAACTCGCGTTGTTTTCTTTCGTACGCCATATCCAGCTGCTGACGAGCAAGTGCAGGACTTTGCTTGGACAACATCTGAGATGATAGGTTCTTCGACCAACGATCCCAATCGCCCTCTTCGTTGACGATGTTCATCGCCGACTCGACCTTCCCATTTCTGGGATTGATCTTCTGTCGAACGATGGCACCAAACGGGTTTTCAGGATCGTCTTTCAACGACTTCATTGCGTCGAGTTTGTTTCCTGTGTTCTTCTTGTTCGTGTTGAACACCAGGTCCGCGCCATCCGGAAGATCGTCCTTGTACATAGCCATACCTTTAAGGTAGTGACTACCGTCAACTGCGATCCGAACCTGCGCATAGCGTGCTGAACCGAGGCTGACGTCAGGCACACCCGGGCGAACGTGAATGACGCCGTCGGAATCAGCTCCGCCGTCTTCTGCATAGCGTACGTGAACCCGCTTGCTGCTGACAGAAAGGGGCGGCTGAATGCCAATGTAAGATCGGCCACCATCTTCTGAGAACGATTGTATCTGCTTGATCTGCGCACGATTCTTCGATACCTCCGAGTAGGGCACATCAGGAGCAGTGAGCACCTTGACAGTGGTCTGCTTGCCTGTGCCTAGTTGTGTCACCTTCAGGTAGTGAAGCTTGTAGCCTTCTTCCTGAAGCACGGCCACAGCCGTCGACAATTTGGTCTGGCTGATACCAAGCTGGTTCTCCACGCCGGTACCGATGTCGATATACTTCTTGTCTTTGACTTGCTCCTTAAGCATGGTACTCGTGCTCAAGAGAATGTCAGCCTTGTCCTTGGCCGAAGGCTCAAGGAGAGTTCGTACCGTAGCTTCAGGCTTGCCCATGCGTTCCGCGATGGCGACGTTGGACATACCCTTGTCTTTATATTTCTGAGCGGTGTTGATGTCGTTCTGTCGTTCTTCATTTCGAGCAATGGATTTGGCAGCTCGAAGCTGCGTGGTGTTGATGCCCATACCGGAAGCGATCTCCGCTTCGCTGAGACCGTCTTTTTGCAACTGGGCCACGTAACCCAAGAAGCTCTTGTTGCTAGCCGTCTCGGGTCCACCAGAGCCCCAAGGATACCTACCTGACTTACGAAGGATCCCGTAGTGCGCCAGGTAGTCTTCCTCAGGAATAATCGTCATCCGTAAGCCTCCGTCCTCAGTTGCTCGATGCGGCGGTCGAATACAACGATCTTGTCCATGATGTTCGTGATCATCAAGGGATCACCCTCAAAGATTCGAACCTCATCGTTCTGGTAGATACGGAATTCCATCTCGATCTCGATGGGCTTGAAGTTGTACTCGAGACAGAACAAAGCCGCGTACACTTCGAGTTGCGTTACCTTGGTGACGGTCACGCCAGTCTTGAGATCGTGAATGCGAAGTCGATTCTTCCTGAACGCAATCGCATCGGTCGTGCCGTAGCAGTTCTGCGAGTAGAACAGAGTCTGCTCAGGAGTCATGCGGAAACCAATAGCGTCGTTCACGTACGAGTTGAGCGTCTGCGTGGTATCGGGAAGCTTAACGCCCAGCGTGATCATGCGTTGTGCGAGATCGTGCAAATCTGTTCCGCGCTTTGCTGCAAACGCGGTGGTGACCTTACGGTCAAGATTCTCTTCGTCGTAGTTCACCCAGTGATAGCTGCTAGGGCTCAGCAGCGCGTGACTGCCACTAAGCTCCGAATGCGTCCTGAATCGCATCAAGCACCTCTGCCTCGTTCTCGGGGTAAATGAAGGCCGAGAATCCCATACCATTCAACCACTGCACGTAGTGAGCCTGGTTTGGCCTGAGATGCTTCAACTCAGCTTCGCTTCGTTTGACTTCGAGCACGGCCCAGTGAGGACCGTACAGGATCGTGAGATCGGGGATGCCTTGGAGATACTGTTCGTCGTTCTTGATGACGAGACAGCCGGGGAACCTCTCCTTGATCCGCTCGATCAATTGACCTTGGTAGATGTTCTCCAGTCTAGCCATGACACCTCCCTAAAATTAGAAGAGAAGTATGGAAACGCATTCTGTCCCCTTCTATTATAATCCATGTTTTTCCTGCGAGTTGTTATCTCACTGAGCGTTAGCCCACTCGAAACATTCCATCAACGGAAAGACGTACGTCACGTTGATGATGGATTTGATGACGTCGTTGAACAACACGCCGTGCTGCAGGACTACATCCCATGCTCCGTCGTACACGACTCCTGTCTTTGTGTTGCGAACGGGAGGCGTGTCGGTGAAGCCTCGATCGAACTGCTGTGTGTACTTGACCGCGAACCACCGAGGGCGCCAGCCAAGATTCGCGACACTACAATCCAAGAAATCTCCATTGAAGTGGATCGGCGTTGTGAAGTCCGCTCGAGGCCACTCGATGAACGTTCGACAGATCACGAGTGCCAAGCCCTTCTTGACTTGACGCCCGTCGATCCTGAAACTGACGTAGGGATGACCGCGTCCGTTCGTCGACACAGCCAAGATGTTCCCCGTCTGTTCGTTGCGCACTCGGCCTAGATCACTGGCCGAATACCCTGGGTAGTCTTGTAGAGCTCTCCACGCTTCCATCGCGCCTCGTTTCCTTGCCTACGTTTTTCGCGAAAAGAAACTTCCCTATACGTTCTTGTTATCTCTATATATAAGATAACAAGTTCTTATATAGAGATAGTTTTTGGCTCAAAAGTGTCAGGAATGACAAAACCCATATAACCGCAGGTCAGAGTACGTTTTTTGGCCAAAATCGGCCTTCAAAAATCTTGGCAAATCCGGTCCACAGCTCTAAAAGTCGGACAATTCGGACATTGTAAAGTCTCGTTTGTCGACAAAAGCTTGCCGAAGACGCTTGTCGATCCATGTCTCCGTTATCAAAACGTAATAAAAGAGGTTCACGAACGGAGTGTTCATGCGGTCAATCCGTCCAAATGCTTGCTCCGTCAACTTGTATGACGGGTTCTGCGAGAAGAATAATGTCGCATTTGTCGTGATGCAGTTCCATGCTTCGGCGCCCGCAGTGATCTGGACAAGGTAAATCCAGCGCTCTGTGTCGGGTATTTCTTGGTGTTTATGCCCGTTCCACTCCGCTACAGGCACGTCTGTGACGGTCCGCAAGGCCTCCAGCTCGTAGTCAAAGTTGTAAAAAACTACGAGACGGGGGTGTTTTTCCATCTTCGCACGGAGCGCATCGAGCTTACTCGGGTGCATATTTGCCACCCGACGCATCAGCGAATAGAGCTCTCCGGCGTTCTTGATGGGCGCTTCAGTCCAGGGATTCCAGCGATCTTTCATCACTTGCTTCATCAAAGCCTCGTCGTGCTCCACCGGAACCCCGATCACGTGACGAGTTGTGTGTCGCTCATATGGCATATGCACCATGATCTGAGAGCGGTACTTCAGCAAGATCCCAGTATCGACATACCGATCGATCGCGGGGAACTTGGTGTACGACTTGTAGATCACGTGTCGCGCTTTGAACTCTGTCCTGTTTTTGTAGAACCCGTGCGCCAGAAACACAGGTACGTAATCCATCCAGCTATCGCCAGGAGTGGCGGATAGCAGTATCCAGGGATTGTGAGCAGCGATGCGTAGAAAGCTCTTGACCCAGCCTCCACTGCCGACCAGACGCTGCTCATCAAAGATGACAAAAGCATTGGTCAGCCCTTCGTACTTGTGGATGTTGTTCCACGAATCAACAACCAGCACACCAGCGGTCGTGCTATCC